TAAATGGCGCGCCCTAGACGATTCGAACGTCTGACCCACAGCTTAGAAGGCTGTTAAAAAAGATAAATAACACTTTGTTTTTAATATATAATAATAGAAACAAATTTGATTTGTGTAAATTTTGTGTAAATTTATCTTTCATTCACAAAGTTCCAATTCTTGGCGCAGCTTATTAATGCGGCCAAGCCACTCCCAGGTGTTCGGAAATTCCGAATAGCTGGCTTTTTCAAGTTCGGCGGCAACTTCAGGACCTGCTGTCGGATAGACCGGGCAGTAATTATAGCTGACCGTTGTGCATGAGTTTAAGCAGCTCAGTGCGGCCGGCATGAGGACGAGACTGAATTTCAGCTTGTTTACGGTCAACATAGCGGATGACTTCTTTTTCTTTGGTAATAATCTTAATTTCGGCGTGACTGCGGCCAAGCAGATAAGCACCCCCAAGAGCAACCGCCAAAAGAAGGATACTAAACGCATACCTCATCACATCTCCGCAAGCAGCAAACCCAGATAAGCCCCAAACAGCCACTCTCCCCAGTTCCAGCCTGATTTTCCCAGTGCTTTAAGTTTTTCAAGCAAACCGCCCAACCAATAGCAGACGCCCATTCCGAGGCCTGAGAGCATCAGCGGCAGGCTGCCGAAGTACAAACCCCACAGAAACGTGATGATGAGGCCGGTCAGCGTTACCCCGCAAAATCCGAACAGTTTCGGGTATTCATACAGCCAGACGGTTTTTCCCTTAAAACTGATGCGGCAGGAATAGAGCAAATCGTCGATCAGTTCACATTCGCGATATTGTACTAAATTCGGATTAAGCTTGCCGCCCTCCAGCAACCGGCCGATATACAATCCCCAGCCATACAGCTGATAGCTGACATAACAACAAATGAACCCAATAATGGCTTTTTCGAGGCTGTTTCCAAAATGGAAATAACCACAAATACCAAAAAACAGCGCATACCAGATTTTGTTCGCCGGAACATATTCTTTCCACAAGCCGCCGCGGATGCGCCATAAAAGCGCGGATAATGCAGCGATTAAATAAGTCATACTCTCCCTTTCCTCCTATTTATCGGCCAATTCGAGGCTTTTTTTCAGGACTTCGTCGCTGTAAGGCTGGATTCCGTTTTCGTGCCGGATAACCGCTTTGAGCAGGTTAATCATTATTCCCGGTTCAAAGACGTCAATCACGTCGCGGGGTTTGACGTCGAGCACCTGGCAGACGCTCAGAATATAAGACGAGGTGTCGTTTTCAATCTGCGGCGCGAAACGGTTAATAATGCTTTCCACCGTTTTCAGCCCGTGTTTGGTCTGGTAGTTGCGGAGGATTTTGACCAAAGCGCGAATGCCCCATTCCGGCGCTTTGAAGACGCAGAAAGAAGCATCGGTCTGCTTATCGGCCAATCCGCGCCATTTGTCGCCATGGCGGATATTGCCGGGATTGTTGTTTCTAATGCCGCGGGGTGTCATCGTTTTTCTCTCGGATGGTTTTGATGAATTTAACCGGATTCTCGCCGGCCTGAATTAACAGATTCTCCAGAATGATGAATATCCGCACCGCAAACAGCCCGCAAACGCCGCTGAAACCGAATTTGACCGAGACGGGAATATCGACATATTCCATCAGCAGGCCCGACAGCATGCTGACCAGAAAGGTGATGGCCATGTCTCTGATGGTTTGCTTGACTGAGATAAACGGACGGATGAGCATGGTGATAATCCCTAAAAAAATGCCCCACAGGCAATAATTGTTAATGAGGTCTTTCAATTCTTTTTCCACTGTCAGCTACTCCGCAAATAAGCAGACGGTTAGGTCTCTACTCTGAAACCGTAAAGGTTAAATTTTCCGGTTCCGGACATATTTATATAAACGTCAAGCCGCATGACTTCGGCATTGACGGTTGCACTGCTTGTGAACGTTGAAGATTTTATTTTCAGAAAATACTCGCGATTGTCATTGCTTGTATCTTCGTCTTCTGTTTCTGACCAGCTTTTGTAAGAAACCGTATTGATGTCATATTGATTATAGCCCTGGATAACAAAGCGCTTGACAAATGTCTTTCTAGGCAAGATAACATAAAAATGTAAAGCTTTTGTTCTCGTCCATTGCAGATAATCTGCCGGAATATCACCGGCAAAATCATTATAACCATGCCGCCAAATTGCTGCTTTAGCCGCTTCCAAATCACCGTTTGAACTGCCGCTGACACCTTTTATTTCCGCATTTAACTCAGCAGTTTGGTGCCAACTCTCAGCGAGCAAAACAACCTCAAGCGTTGCATCTTCGGTCAGGATAAGGTTTCCGCTTTGCGCTTCGTAACCGTCGGCCTCAACACGCCACTCAATCTGTGTATTTTCCTCAGCAGTCAGGCTGCTGCGGATTTCGCCGTTAATCGTAACAACGGCATTGGCCGGAGTGGGTATAACGGTAAAGGTATAAGAGGGCTTGGGCGGATTGCCGCCGGAAGCGGCCGTCAGCTGCAGCCGGGGAATGCGCAGGCTAAGCATTGCTTTTTTCCCAGATGACGAGAACCGAAGGCCCCGGACTTCTGATCCAGAGCGGATTATCCACCGGGCTGTAATCGACAAACATGCCCCGGAACAGTATAATACCGGCTTTTCCCGCGGCCGGGGCGGCTGCGTCTTCCCGCAGGATAACCTCATTGGTACCCGCGTTTTGAATCTGGTAGGTTTTGCCGCTTTCAAAAGAGGCCTGTTCATCTGCCCGCATCCAGGCGGTGCTTATATTTTCAATTGTTTGCATTTTCTCTCCATTCGTCAAAGGTTTGAATTTTGACCCAGGGGAAATCCCCGCCCTGGGGAATGTCGCGCAGATATTGGCGGTAAGCGGCCATTTGCGCTTTGGCTTCCGCCTCAATGGGATAATCGCTCACCATCAGTTTGTCGGTTTGCTGCAGCAGGCGGTCGCGCTGCTCCCTCACCTGTTGGGCCTTTTCCTCGTCGCTGTACTTTTGATAGACCGCTTTTTCAACGATTTTGTCAGTCTCTTCCTCAAAAACAAAAGAAAACGTGCCGTCGCAGTCATGATAGCCGCTTTTGTCATCCAGCGTTTCCACCGGTTTGTAACCGTCAGCCAGCAGCATGTCGCGGTTGCTGTCAAAGTTATAGCCGCAATAGTCAACCTTGTTTTTGACCATATGGTAAGGCGCCTGTTCGAGCCGGCTGCCGTTTAATTTGCCGTAAATCATAATCTTTGCCCTATATATGTAATTTTCAGATAGCCCGTATAGAACTCCTGACCGTAGTTAGTGCCCGGTATCGGTTGAAAAGAGTCCCCTTTCTGACCGTTGGTCTGGATTTCGGGCGTGCCGTAAACCGAGGCCCAATCCACCGTATTGATGGTGAGAATGCCGGGGTCGCCTTCTTTGTCGTAATCGACGGCGCCGGTGGCTCCGCCGGCAATGATAAAGTCACCGATAAATGACGGCTTGCTTAACGGATAGGTGTTTTTATTGGTTTTGGCCCCGACCTGAACCGCAACTTCAACCGTTTTGGTAACTTTGATATTGCCTTTGAAAGCAGCGCCGGAAGCACCGTCAAAACCAGCCCAACCACCATAAGACGAGTTAGACCCCCCCCCCCGCAATTATAACGTTATAAATGCCGCGATACAACTTTACCGTGGCGTTTATGTTATCCTGTCCGCCCTGTTCGGGCTGCGGACGCCCCTCGAAAACCACAAACTGCGGCTGAAACGGAACGCCGAAACCGGAACCCAGCGGGTCAAGACTACAAGGTATGCCTGTCATGGTCTGATCCTTATATATTCTAATTTGCCGTAGCCGTTAACATCAAAAGCCCCGTAGTTATTATAAACGGACTTGGCCGCCGACCCCGCGCAGGAGGTGGCGTTGCCGCCGGCGTTGCCTTTGGTTTCAAGCTCGACGTCAAAATAGGTGTTGAACGTACTTTCCCGGTTAACGGTAATGGAGCCTCCGCCGCCTGCTCCGCCGCTGGCATCGTTGCCGGGATTGCAGGTCACCAGGTCATACCAGGTATCCGGCGCATTCCAGGCGGAGACTTGCAGAACGGAAGCAGCTTTCAAGGCGCCGACGGTCAGTTTTAAGCGGCATTTGGTGTTAAAATACATTTTGGCAATAAAGCCGGCCGCCGACCCCGGGCCGTTGCAGCCGATGTAGCACCAGCAGGTCGTATTGCCGCCGCCGACCAGCCATACCTTATAGACACCTGGCTTCGGCACTAAAATTACGTCAGATGTTGTTGTCTCCGATGGATTGCCCAATTCATATAGTATTTTCCCAGCAGGGTATGCATCTAATTCGATCTTACCTAAAGGAGCTAAAGTACAAGGAATTACCATGGCTTAGCCCTCCGCTCCGGCATCGGACAAGAGGAACTGCTGCCAGCTTTGCGCGTTGCGCAGAACCACCCAGTGCGGCTTGGCGTCGGTGAAATCGGCCGCATTGCCGCCAATCCAGACCGGAGTTCGCCCGGAAATGGCGTATCCTACGGTTTTGGCGCCGGAAGAAAAGATAAAACGCAGCTGAATCGTACTGTAATCTTTAGTCCACGTCAGTTGGCTGATGTCAAAAGTAATCGTGGCATTGTTGCTGACGCCTAGCGTGATGATTTCGTCGCTGTCTCGCAGCTGAACGGTGGTGTCTCCGGTGATATCGACAGCGCGGGAACCTTCATAATTGATATATTTGCGCTTGGCGAGGCCTTCGTTGACGAAAGCGACCGTCGGAATCGCTTCGACCCAGCTGGTGCCGATAACCGACGGCGTGGTGATAAAGTTGTCGGTGTTGTCGTCTTTGGTTGATTGCAGCAGTCTGACCCCGGCATCGCTCAGATACCAGAGGATGGCGCCGTTCGGATAGCCGCCGATGGCCGCGGAGACCTCCGGACTGAACGTGTAGAAGCTGCCGTTTTGATTGTAAAAGTTATGCGACGACGTCATATAGCCCAGGCCGTTAAAGTCCTGACGGGTGGGCGGAATGCCGCCGGCGTTAATATCTTCTTCGGTTACCGGCGGAAAACCCAGATTCTGGCTGGCATCGCCGGAAGACGGGTTGTTGGTGGCCGGTATGATGTTTTTATCGCCGGACGCGGCAAAAGGCGTCGTTAAAACGACGGGTGCAACGATTTCGCTTTTTTTCATGGACTTATTTCCTACTTAAATCTTCTTTTTTCCAAAAGACGCCGTGATTAAAGGTTTGCAGCCCCGAGCCGCGGAAACCGAAAACGTCTCCGCGGGGAATGGCGTTGACCGAATAGCCGACCCCGGCCGGACGCGGCAGAATATTGGTGTTGAGAAAAACCACCTTTTCGCTCTCGGTAGGGATAAACTCCAGCACATAGCGGATGGTCATATCCTGATTGTCTATCACATAAGCCGGGCCGCGTTCGCCGAACAGCAGATGCAGATAATTGTTAATTTCCGGCACCGAACCGTTCATGCCGAGATAGAGCAGCCGCCCTTTCAGCAGCAGGCGGTACTGCTCGGTATCCAGCGAATAAGGCTGGCCGTTGACGGTATAGGTTCGCTCGACCCGCAGCAGCTTGCCCCAGACGGTGAGCCCGAAGTCGTTGGCGGTGTTGATGTTAAAGACATTGGCAAACCAATCCGTCCAGAAGCTGGTATTGTTTGCGTTATACCAGTTCTGTTTATGTTGCAGCAGCTTTTGCAGCCGCGGCGCATTGTCATATTGCCAGAGCAACGCCTGCAGCAAATCGGCCGCATAATCGGGATTGAATATTTTCATCAGTTGATGACCACCGTGATGTTTGACGCCGTGATGACGGCAATCTGATTGATTTTAATCGGAATAACAGCGGTGGACAGCGCCTGTCCGTGCACCGCGACCTCAACCTGCTGAACCGAAATTGAAGAAAGCGTGCAGCTCAGCGCCCCGGCAATTTCAAACGGCGAGACATCGACATTGACCTTTAACCCCTGCACCGTGGCAATGCCGCCGGAAGCATAAGACAGGACCGTGTCGATAATTGCCTGTTCCAAATCGGCTTCGGCCGCCGATTCCTGTTTGACCGTGACTTTGACGTCTGTCAGGATTTGTTCCGGACGGTCAAATTTGACCGTGTAGGGATTGCCGTAAGTAGGATCGGTAACCGTGACCGAAGTATTGCCGGTGTAGCCGCAGCCGGATGATTTGACGTTAAACAGCGCTTCGGCAACGTCTTCGTCCGTGCCGCCCTCAACGCAGCTGTAAAGCGAATGCGGCTGAATCTGTACGCCGTCAATGGTAACGATGTCATTGGTATAGTTGTCATAGACATAGCTGCTGTTCAGATTTTCAACCTTGCTTAAAGCGGAGGAATAATCCTCAAGCAGCGATTTGCCGGTAAAAATGCCCTCGGGAAAGCGTGCCTTAAAGCTTTCGTCGCTTTCCTGCGGCGTGCCGAGCACGGCCGGCGCCTCGTTGGTGATGGTCTCCCAGCCGAAAGTGCCGTCAATGATTTTATTCAGCTCGCCGATGGCGCAGGCGATTTCGCCTTTTTCCTGACTCAGAAAAACCGCCTGGACGGTGCCGCTCTCGGGAATGGTAACCTGATTTTCAAGGTAAAAAATAACTCCCTTCGCCGTACTGGCTTGGGAGTTAGCCGGGATGACCGTGCCGCTGACGCCGGTAATCGTTGCCAGCACGCTGCTGGACGTTGCCCCTTCCCGGTACAGTCCGAACATGGCTCCCAGCGCATCCAGCGCTTTGCCGTATGCCAGATTGATGTTAAACATATTGGCGGTGAGCGAATTGCTGCGCACGACATTGGAGCGGGCCAGCGTTTCGGCGTCTATCAGGCGGCCCTGCGGCGTGCCGGCCGTGGTGTTCATATCCGCTCCCAGCGCATCCTGATACTCAGCCGTTACGTCGTTTTTTAAATCGGAAGTGTCCGGGACAATAACCCCGGTATTGACAATGTAGTTGTAAATATCAGCCATTGAGTGTCATCTCTCCATAAGCCGTGACGATTTCGGCCGTATAAGACAGCGTTCCGCCGGAAACGGAATAATTGAAGCTTTTGACCCGGGTGACGCCTTCGACGTTTTGCAGCGCCGAGACGACCGCGTTTTGAAAAAGCTCAAGATTGGGCGGGTCGGTAAAGACCGTTTCAAAATAAGGAATGCCGCCGTCAACGTCATAAGTCAGCTCGCCGTAAGTCGTCAGCACCGTATTGCGGCAAACCTGAGCGACCGCCTCAATGCCGGTGACCGTTGCCAGATTGCCGAACTCATCAAGATAAATGTCGTTATTTTCATCAGTTGCGATTGACAGCATCAGCCTATTCCTATCACTATTCCGTCCTGAACTACGACGTTTTTATTATCGGCGCTGACAAAGCTGCCGGTTGCGCCGGTTTTGCTGTGCAGGCTCTGAGCCGTGGCGCTCCCCGTTACGTCGAGGTTTTGACTGACCGTTGCGTTCCGGTCAACCGTCAGATTTTGGTTAATCGTGACGTCTTTTTGCGCTGTAACGTTGTCTGCGGCCGTGACCGGGCTTTTAAACGTGGTCGGCCCGGTAACGGTGACTGCAGCCGAAGTAATGTCCAGATTGCTGCCGTTAAGCGCGATTTTGTTGTTGCCGCCGAGATTGGATATAACCAGCCCGCCGTCGGTTCCGGCAATGGTGAAGTTCTTGACTTTGTCGGGGATAAAAAAAGCATCGCTGAAGCGGTGCTTTTGATAGGTGTTCGGTGCGGTTTCCGTCAGATTCTGCTTAAACAGCGAGATGTCGCGGTCACAGGCGACAATCCACCCGGTATCACCGGGACTGAGCGGAAAATTGATAAAATAACCGCCGCCGGACATCGTCAGAACCGGAATGTCATACAGCTTGTCGCGGCTGATTTTCTGCCCCGAAGTGGCCACTTCGCTGACGGCCGGCTGCAGCACCGCCCGGTTGGCGGCACGGTCATAGCTGACGACAATTGCCGGCAGACAGCATTCAAGTTCCAGGTTAATCTGATCATTAAAATATAACAGAAGCCCTTCCAGTGTGCCCAGGTCAGCCGGGTTGTAAGCCGGAATGTCGTGCACTTCGCTCATAGTCTGCGCGCCTCAATCGTTGTGTAAAATGAATTTTCCCGCAAACCGCCTTCATGCGTGAGTTTATATACCCAGTAGAAGCCGTTGGCGGCGGGAATGCGTTTGCTTTCAAGCTTGACCAGACTGCCGCAGGCAACGGTCGGATCCAGCAGCATTTTGGCGCTTAAGCCCAGGGCATTCGGCTGCGGCATGTCTATCAGCCCGCTTTCCGCCGACAGGACTTTAGCCGAGGCGACAAGTTTGTCAGCCTTGATAATCTTGTCAACCACCTTGAGTTTGCCGTCTTCTTCAAAGGCGATAAAATTGCCCAGGCGGTTAAATTCATTAATCAGTTTGCTGCCGCCGCCGATATAGTTAAACGAACCGATCGCCTTTTCGCTGCTGGCACGCCAGTCAAGCTCCAGTCCCAGCGTGTTGGCAATGTTCAACGCCAGCTGTTTGACCGAGGTGGGGCTGTCGATGGATTTGGTCAGCAGCGTCTGGTTATTGTAATAGCCGCTGATGGCCTGGCATTTCAACCAGACATCCGGCGGCGCGGTCGGCAGAGCCTCGGAAATGTCACCGTCAAACAGCAGGGCAACGTCCTGCCCTTCATAGCCGGCGGAAATGCGGAGGCGCTTGCGCTGCTGCACCGCCAGCGCATAGCTGGTGTAGGTGGTCAGATATTCGACGTCTTCCCGCGCCAGATTGGCAATGTCAATATGCGCCTTGTTCATGACGGCGCCCTGAAACTTTTCAATGCGGAATTTGCTGCTGATGTTTTCAAAACGCTTCAGCCCGCCGCGGACGGAAAACTCGGTGGTAACAATTCGTTTCTGCATTGTTTTGGCCAAAAGAAAACCCCCAAGGGGAAACTTGGAGGCTGATTATCCTAAAAATTTTAAGCGGTTAAAAATAAGCAAAAAACCTTTTATAGTCATCTGGCAAATCTTTTGAAACCATAGCACCTTCCTGAACGCGTCTTAACAAATCCTCGCTTACTTTACATTTACAGGAATAGCCACGGCTGATTTGCTTTTGCAACAGCTCTTGACCGCTTTTTATACATGAATACTGATAGCGGGCAAAAGAAGGTTTACTTAAGATATTATGACCATTTTCATCCTTCAGATCATCAACATTAATCACGCAGGATTCGTCAAAATAGCGTGGTGTCCCGTCCGGCCTGTATTTTATTGAAGATATTGCTACAATTAAATAGTTATCGTCATCATCTCTTCCGGAAGAAACAATAACATAATGAGGAACCCCTGCGGCGGGAACATCTGAAGCCCAAAGACAATAACCTTTATAATCCATTGGGCAACCTACTCGCAAAAAGAATTAAACGCTTCATATTCGGCTTTGGCTTCGGCTATTTCTTCTTCACTTCTTCCCAACGCACGCATAATATCAGAAAATCTTATTTTTTTTCTGCCTGATGTTAAGGGAGCCCACTCCGGCAATTTATGGGTATAATCTTCCAACTGTCGGGGAGTATAATCCATAAATTGAGCGGAAATTTTTTCAATATATTCCTTCTCTTTCAGACTCAGGAGACCGGTACCGGCTGGCTTTTTTATCGCAATGTCAGGATAAAACTTGGCCGTAATCTGATCCAGATATTCGCTCCATTCATTATTTGGTAAATCATAGCACATATTAAGGGTCTGGCTTAATACTGGACCGTGTCTCATACTGAAAAACACATCACCGGAAACTGAAGATTCTCTTTCCTCAATAGAAAGGCGGTCAATCAGATAAAGTTCTTTCATAAGTTTAAGCAGATTCATTCTGTTGCCGTTTAACGACAGCAGATAAGAAACTTCTTGCAGTATTTTATCTGATGAAAACATAACTAACCCCTGTTTTATAGTACTATAATAGAAACAATATGTAAATATTTCATTAGCAATTGTCAAGATAAATAGCTAGAGGCTTGCTTATCCGACGGCGGCGTTGATTTCGTCGCGCGTATAAAACAGAAGCTGACAGGTGCTGCCGAAATTCTCCCAATTCGGATATTCTTCGTTTTCGGTTTTAAACACGAAGTTGCCGTTTTCCGCCATGTAGGGATAAGGCAGGATAAACTGGTTGGCAAAGCAGCGTTCGCCGTCGGTGATTTTGTTGCCGTTGACCGACAGGCTGAACTCCATAATCCCCTCAACGAGTTTGAGAGTGATTTCGTAAGAGACGTCGTTAATCACCACCGACAGGCTTTGGTTGGGGGTGGAGATAATCGGTATTTGATAAGCCATTGTAAAGTCCCCAAACCTTGACAAGAAAACAATTGTTTTATATAAAAAGAAAGTCCGTTGCGCGAACAACGGACAATTTCTTAACCAGAAAGGGGTTAACCTTATCTTAACTTCTTTCCATAGAGTTAAGATAACCTAATTGGCACTAAAAGTCAATAGGGAAAAGGTTTTCCCCTTTCGCATTTGTGAAAGGAAAGTAATGATAAAAATACATATTATTATCATTATTCGGAAAATCCGGATTTACCTTTCGGTTAAACGTTAGGTAGGCAAAGCCCCGAGAACGGGGCTTTGTTCTTTATATGTTAATGCCCAAGGGAGCGCCGGCGGCACGAAAACCTTTTAAAAGCAGGCTTGAGGATTGCGGCTGTTTTTCGCCCGAGCTGACCGTGCTGGCGTCCTGTTTATGTTTGACCTGAGCGGCCGGCATCGGCACATATTGGCTGACCGCTTTCAAAATCTGCTTGAAAGACAGTTCATAGACCACATGGTCCAGATTGTCGGCGCCGACTTTGACCGGTTTGCCGATCATAATCATCGGCTCAAAGACGTCGCTGCGGATTTTAATCGTTACTTCCCGGCTTTGCCGGTAGAGGTTTTGAATTTCGCGCAGTGCCCGGTCAAACAGGAAAGGCGTGTTCGGCATCCAGCAGCGCAGGGTAACCTCGTTGGGATTAAAGACGATATGGTCGGTCACCAGCGCCCCGTTTTCCAACGGATGGTCCATTGTTTGGGCGTCATCGGCCGCTTCGGCATCCTGCAGGATGACATCGGTCAGAATCTCCTGATTGTTTTCATAGACGCTGACCGCTTTGCCGGCCAGAATCAGCCCGCCGAGCGTTAAGCCCGTGCCGATTGAAAAAGAAGGTGTAACCATTTTTTATAAATGTGAAGTTGCACTATTCTGCATAGTGGTTTGAAAAATGTTGGAAAATGAATCGGCAATGCCCCGGGCATCGGTAGCCCTTGTATTGATAGTGACATTATCAACCCGCATGCTCTGATTAGTGTTTGCATAGCTGGTGGAAACGCTGCCCTGCGGAACGGAGGCCCACGGGGTTTGCGTCAGTTCCAGCTTTCGTTTGGCCTCGGCCATATTCGCCTGTTCGGGATTTTCCTTTTCCTCGGACAGGCCGAACAATTTACCGACTTTGGTTCCTTTAAGCCACTCCAGGACACTGTTGAAACCTTCTTTAAGAAAATTCCACAGAGCGGTAAAAACATTTTTAACCGCTTCAATAAATGTGCCGAGTAACGATTCGTTTCCCTGCCAGAAGTTGACAATATCGTCTATTAAAAGGCCGATGGCAGCCGAAACCGCGGTTATCAAAGCTATCGCGCCGATAAAAGGAAGAAAAGCCAGTCCGGATTTGACGGCCAAGACGGTAAGGATTGCCGACAGAGCCAGAAAAAAGCCTTTAATAAAGGAAGCATTGCCGTTAATCAGGTCAATAAAGCGGCTGACTTTATCTCCGACCCAGGTAAAGGCCGGCAGCAGCGAGCGGGCGACGACGCCGAAAATTTGCGCCAGTCCCAGCTTAATGTCACGCATTGTGCGCTCGAACTTGCGGCTGTTTTCGACATCTTCTGCGCTGAACAGGCTATATTTGCGCCCGCGCTCGAGTTCTGCCTGCACATTGGCGACCCCGGTTTGCAGCAGGCGGATGGTTCCCTCGTCGAGCCCCAGCCGCTGGCCGAGGTCAATCTGCTGGGTCTGATTCAAACTCTCAAAACGTTTGGCAACGTTCATCAGCAGTTCGTCGGCGGTTGCCAGCCCGTTTTTGCCATAAAGATTGATACCGTAGGTGATGGCGGCGTCTTCAACCCCGCCGCCCCCTTTGCCCAGCCGCATATTGTTCAGATTGGCATTAAGCCCCTGCATACTGCCGGCAATGCCTTCGGCGGTACCGCCGTAATTCTCGGCGGCAATCGCCAGAGCCTGAAACTTTTCAACCGCCATGCCGGTGTTCTGCGCCAGAAAAGACATTTCTTCGCCCAACGAAGCAAATGCCAGCGACCGATTAAGCAAAGCGGTGAGCCCGGCCACCGGAGCCAGAGCTTTGAGCACTTTGTTGGACATCGAGACAAAGCTGTTGCCCATTTTGTCGGTTTTTTTTTCTACTTTTTCAGTTTTTTCTGAGACTTCTTCGGTTTTTTCTGCAACTTGTTCGTACGTCTTTTTAGCTTTAGGGAATATTTTCTCAAATTCAACGCTGATTTCCTTTAACCCATCAGCTTCAAATTTTATAAAAAAGGTTTCAAGCAGGCTCATTTTTTCATCTTTGCTTTTTGCATGGCGTCTTGCGAAATCAGCCATTCGTTATATTTGGGGACGATATCGGCCTCCCACAACATAAAGGCGTCTTCCAGCGTATAGACCGTGCGCAGTTCGTTTAAGGTTGCTTTGCCCGAGCTGACGATTTGCCCAATGAGGCAGTCAATATTTCGGAAATCTTCTGTTCGGCAAGATGCGCAAGCTTTTCGAAGAAACTTAAGCTCTTGCCATTGGTTAAAAAAGAGCAGTTATACGACAGCATCTCCCATTCCAGCTGTGCCAGAACTTCCCAGTCCGGCACATGGTTATTGACAAGTTCCTGCGTGCTCAGGCGGATGCTGCGCTCCGGCAGCACCGCCTCGACATAGCTCATCAGCTTGAGCATAACCTCTTCGCTGACTTTGTAATCGCCCAGTTTCGGCATATTGCTGACCGGATATTTGGCGACAATCTCCCGGCCGACCGTGGCGGGAAATTTGGAAATGCGGTAAGTTTTGCCGTTAATGTCAATTTCTTTCGGCTGCAAAAGTTCCATTATTCACTCCGTTAAAGCTTGTTTTCGAAAATAAAGCGGTAAGGCTTGCTTTTGAAACGTCCGGCCGAAGCCACCGGCGTCAGCGGAATGGACGCCACCAGACGGCCCGAGGTTAAGGTTTTGCGCGTGCCGTCGGGATAAGTGACCGTCATAATGACAGAGTCTTTGGTGGTCAGCTTGCCTTTGGCCGGGCGGTTGGCATCGGCCAGCAGCGCCAGATTTTTTTCCTGATCGGTTTCGGGAATCATCCCCAGCGTGACTTCAATCGGCTTCGGCGTGTTCCAGATGACCAGGTCACCGTTGACGCCCATGCCCCAGTCGGCGGTTTGCAGTTCAGGGGTGTCGAGCGGGTCGGTGTCGTCGGCAAAGGCGTTGAGCGTGAGCCCGGCGGGAAAAGTGGGAATGGCAATCAGAGTGATTTCAATGCCGGTTCCGGAAATGTCTTCCATGTTTTTCTCCTAAATTAAAGTGTGGGTACCTTCGATTTTTCTGACAGAGTCGCCTTTGGCATAAACCAGCAGATATTCGATTTTATACTCTTCGCGGTTGTTGACGGTCTCCGAGGTGACGGCAAGGTCAATCCAGCAGCCGTTCAGATAGATTTCGCGCCAGGCTTCGGCATCGCCGGTCAGTCGCGTGACATAGGCTTTCTGTGCGGCGGTCAGCTCTTTGCCGACGGAAATGACGCCATTGTTTTTGGCCTCGTCAATCACGCTCTGGACAGAGGTGCGGGTCAGCCCTGCCCCGGTGTCGTTTGCCGGAAGCTGCGGCAAAGCCAGAAGCAGGCTGAGCAGATTGGAAGCCATGGCATCTTTGAGCCAAATCTCGTTCACATAAACGCCCATATCGGTAACTTCGCCCTGCAAAATGCCGCGCTGGTAAAAGGCAATCTGGTTGCCCGCCTGCTGGGTGGCACCGTTGTAGTTGATGCCGAGGCTGTCCAGCCGGTCGCTCATCTGGTCGGTTGATACCGAGACCGGAATGGACGGGAACTGATGATACATGAAGTTAATCACCCCGTTGGCACGGTCCCAGTCAATCGAAGCGGTGAGAATCATCGGCATCAGCCAGGCATAGCCGTTAAAGGCGTCATAGTTCAGAGCTACGCCGGAATAGCCGGAAACCTTACCCTGAATCTCGGTATAATCGGCATCGGCCACGTTGACGCTGTATAAAAACTGGTTGTTTTGCCCGTTGGTCCAGCTTGAAACTTCTTCAATCTGTTCGGCAGCAAGTGCCTGCAGAAAGCCGAAAGAGGCGAAATTGTTCGACAGCTCGGCCGCGGCATCAAGCGTTTCAGTCAGTGTCGCAGCTGCCGTACCGTTTGACACAATGCCGCCGCTGGCAGTATTCCACCCCAGCAGGCCGGAGACATCGGTGCCGCTGTCCGGTGCCGACGCGTTCAGGATAACCGCTTCGCCGACCTGTCCGCCGGTAAGGACAAAAGCGGAAGTGTCGGCGTCAAACGTGACGGTGGCTGCCGTCCACAGTTCGCCGCCGGCCGAATTTTGCCGGACGCCGGCCTGAACCGCCGCCGCTGCGGCCGCATAGTTTTCGGCTTCGCTGAAGTTCAAGCCGGAAACCGTATAGGCGGTGCCGCCCATATTAAGGACAAAAGCGCCGTCGGACACCGCTTTGAACGCGGCAATTGCCGGCGGCGTCTGCACCGAGCGGATTGTCGGCGCCGTACCGTTCAAAGCATAGCGTTCGAACGCGATTTTTTTCGGCGCGTTGTTGTATTTGTTGACATAGCCCAGATAAAGGGACGCGGCCTCATATTCGGCCGAGGTATAGCCGAAATATTCGCCGACGTTCTTTTCCTCCTCAAACTCAAGCCGGGTTCCGGTGGGAATAAGCCCGTTGTTTGAAAAAATCAGGCCGATCAGCTCTTTGCGGGTTGCAAGCTCGCGGCCGCCGACACCCGAAGTGATGGCGACATATTTGGATTGACGGATTGCCATTAATTAAACTCCTGTGATTTTAGGCGTGAATTTATTGGTGCCGGGTATCGGCCCGGTGTAAGACTGGTTAAGGATTAACGAAAATTCAAAATAAGGATTGCGCTCGTATGTGTCGGAATCATCGATAAAAAAAGGTTCTTCCAGCCGGCTGATGCGAAATGTGTTGTAACCCAGAGCGCGGATGGCGGCCAGCCCTTCCCGGCTCATAAACCAGGTAATCAGCGCATTCAGCGCGTCGGAAGAGGTGAATTCTTCTATATCGGCCGGGTGCCGCTTTTTCAGCGCACTGATTTGGAAACGGATTTCCTGCCAGTAGCTCTCCTTATGCTCGACGCCCGCGGCCAAGGCGCGGTTGGCGGAATATTGCCAGCCGATACGCGGCGAATTGAGTTTGGCCATAAAGACCGTCGGCTGCAGAGTGGTGATTTTGACCGGCTGCTGCAGCTGTCTGATTTGCCAGCCGGCAATGCCGAAAGCATTCAGCCCTTGAGTAATCAGGCTTTTCAGGTCTGCCCAGATTTGGTTTTCGGTCTTAATCATCGTTCTCTCTTGTCTTCGACCACCAGAACGCCGTTCCAGCCGTTATAGTTCATCCACGGCACGGTTTTGACCACGCTCCACGTCAGCCCGTAGAACGTCAGGCGGTCGGGAACCTCCTGCTCCTCCACCCCTTTCATATTGACCGAGGCGTAAACCAGCCGGTAGTTTTTCTGAAAGTCAAGCCCGAGCTGCGGGTAAATATCCAGCTCAACGCCCTGAATCGAACCGGTGACCGTTACCGGGGCGGCAAACTGCGGCACATTCAGCCCGATGTCGTTTTCAACCGTTCCGATAAATTTTTCATATTGGAAAGTTTCTCCCGGAATAACGCCGAGAGCGATTTCCAGCAGGTTTTCGTTCAACAGGTTCATGTCAGCTCCGCTTTTGAATCGACGCTTTCCAGCAAATGGCCGCTGTCCGTTAACGGTTTGGTTAAGGCGCCGGTAACGCTCTTGTCGGCGTATTGGTTCCGCTTGCGGCGGACGGTGGAGGCCTTTAAGGGCGGCGCATTGACTTTGGCAATCGCCTTTTTGATGTTTCCGGCGGCAGCTTCGCCTATCATCTCGGCGGCCTGCTGTTCGGAAAGCTCCCCGTTGAGGAACTTGCGGCTGATAATCTCAATCTGGCCGACAAAATCTTCCTTGTTGTCTTCGACCGAGGGTTTCATAAACGGCCGCGGCGGAATGACAATCGTGTGCGGTTTGGTAATGCCTGCCGGATTCGGCGTGTCTTTTTTGACAAAGACAACCTCTCCGTTTTTGCCGAATTTGTAAGGCGTGCCGCCGGGGTGGTTTATCGTTGCCCCGCCGTCCTGAACCGCGGCAATGCCGGCAACCGGCTTGTTGTCGCTGTATTTGGCGTTTTCAAACCAGCCGGCTTTGATTGAAAAGTTTTTGAGCCTTTTCATGATTTGCCCGGCCGGGGCGGAACTGTGTCTGAACGTTACTTTCATTACAGCACCCTTTGAAACGACCCGCCGACATAAAAGCCCGGCGTTGCTTTAATCTCCAGCAATCCCAAGAGTGAACTGCCGTATGCGGAGATGTTAAACCACCACTGGGTTTGGCTGTTCATCGGCGGCATGGCCAGCGTGACGTTGACCTTGTCAATTGATGCGCCCGATGTAACCGTTACCTGCGTTTTGCCCGCGGCAATCATATCTTTCAGCGTTTGCAGATGTGCCGTCAGCAGGTAAATGGCCCGTTTGCGGCATTTGTCCTGCAAGGCGCCGTAGTTGCGCGTGGATATGTAGCAGGTGGCCAGATCCAGCGTGTCAGCCAGCACCGCATCGGGATATTTGACCGGATCGGCAAATTCCGGATACAGCGTGCGGAACTCCGCCACGGTAACGGTTACATAGGTTTTGCTCATTTATTTAGCCTTGGTTTTGGGCGCAGCCTTGCCCTGAGCCTCATAGTCTCCGGGCGTTTTGGGGGCGGAAGCGTCTTTTTTGGCCAGTTCTCTGACGTTTTCGGCACGGCTTTCGCTGGCGCAGACTTTAACAAAGCCGCCCGCTTCGTGCATTTTGAACACCGGATGCTCTTTCAGCAGGGTCAGTTCTTCGTTGCTGACCTTGGTGACGGCGCCGTCCTTGGTGATGAAATGCCTGTCGGCGACATTGGCCTTGCCGAGGATAAGAATTGACCGGCGAACCTCATGGCTGCCGGTCGGGGTTTTGCCGTAAACGCAATAATTAACGTCTGCGGACATTGTGCTTGCAATGTAAGGCATGTTTCCTCCTTAGATGCCGGTGATGCGGACAACGCCGATCGGCTGTTTGAAGAAAATGCCCGCAGTGGCGTTGGAATAGTCTTCCAGGAAGCCTTTGGCTTTCTTTTCAATGCCCAGCATGCGGAAAACGTCCTGAACATACTGATCAACTACCTTTTTGCCGTTGATGCGTTCGGCAAAGGCATACATGACGTTGGCGCCGCCGTTGGCTCCGTTCAGCTGAATGGCGCTTTCAATCCGCAGGTTCGGATAGGTTTTGTTCAGCCATTCGCGAATGGACATTGAACCCAGAGCGTTCGGAATATCCAGATACTGGACAACATCAGTGCCCATGGCGACAACCCAGGCATCGCGGTTCGGGTTGAACAGGTTGCCGGTCTGGGTGCGGAGCTTCTGCGCAATGGTGCGGAAGTCGGCCAGAATTTCGTCAAAGGTTTTGTTGGCCCAGGTGGTTTGGCCGGATGCGCCCTGTGCCGCCGTTTCGTATGCCGGCAGGTTCGGGTCGTTCAGGAAACCGTAAGTGCGGTTTGAACCGTCATTATAGCCGTAGAAGCCGATGTTGTTCATCTCGATGGCCAGAGATTCTGCTGCTGCCGCACGTTTCTCATTGGCCGAGGACAAACGCATCCGTCCGGCTCTTTCTTCTTCCAGAATGCCAACTTCGACGCCTTCTTCAAAGCGGACGATGGTGCGGCGTTCAAAGTTGGTGTTCCAGCTTGACAGCGGAATATTGGTGTTGTCGCCGTACGGGCGCGCCTGACCGGTGCGTTCCAGCATGGTCTGGACGATTTCCGCATCGGCCCAGTTTCCGGCTGTGGTACGTCCCACAATGTTGTCAATGTCGCGGGCGGCGGTGACAACTTCGATGACTTCGGTCAGCCAGTGCTGTAGCAATTGAATCGGCGTAGAGACGCTCGGTGTGGTCATCATCGCCACATTGGGCAGTGCGGCGTCAAAGCCATAGGCCTTGAAATAGTCTTTCATGTCCTGGACGGCTTTTTGGGTATAACCCACGCCAAGCATATCCAGCGTTTTTTCGGTGGTGTCGCTGTCAAAAGAGTACGAGCGAACCTTGCCCGCCGGGATTGCCAGGCGGATTTCAGAATTACTCATTTACGTTTCTCCTAATCGGTAATTTCCAGAATGGCGGTCTCGCCGGCGGCGGCACTGCGCAGAATAAATTTGGCGTTAGGGATTTTGGTTGAACCCGCAGGCGCGCTGCCGCTGGATTCGATGCCCGAGATTTCGCCGGTGACGTTGTTGTAAACGGCGGCATCGTCCGGAGAGACGGCATTGCCGACCTTGACCAGAATATGTCCCATAGTTGCCAGCTGGCCGATAGAACCGTCGGGCAGGCTCATGGTCGCTTCAAGGTTCATATAGTTGGCATATTGTTTCGGGCCGACCAGAATGCCGCGGAAAGCGCCCTCTCCGCCGATGACGGCTTCGTTGTCTTCCGCGCCGGCGGTAAAGACACAGGCAACCGTCGGCAAAACGGTGCTGAGTGCGCCGCCCTCAAGAGTGCTGCCGGAAACGCTCATAACCGAACCGGTGGCGGCCAGAGCCACGCTGTTGCCTGCGGCGCCGGCCGTTTTGGCGGTAATTGTTGCCTCAGCGCCGGAAGCGGAGGCAGATGCTGAGGCGTTAGGGGTCGTCGTGCCGGCATAATAATCGGTGCCGGAAGCGCCGGTGCCGTTAATTACTTTGACCAGAGTGGCGATTGAATCGCTCTGGGAGCTGCCGAGCTTGATGTCGTTGGCGGCTGCCATATCGGTTTTAAATTGATAAGTCGTCTCCCCGACGGTGACGGTGTCGCCGTCTGCCGGATTGCCCGAAAAGGCGATGCTGCCCGTGGCGGCGATTTCTCCTGCGGCGGAGCGCAGAATATAAGGCGCAACGCGGCGCGGAGAATCATCGTAGAACTCACCCGGAACGCCGAGCGCCTGCGCGGTATATACGCTTTTCTGTACCATTTTATTTTCCTTCCAAATATTTCGAGATTGCTTTGTCTTCGCCCCGGCTGCGGACGGAGCTGTCCAGGCTGTAGCCGATTTCCGAAACGCCGGCCGCTTTCAGGTAGCCTTTGAGCACGGCGATTTCCTCGCCTTTGGCCGCGCCGAGGTCAAGCTTGTCGCAGGCATAGCGGGCAACTTCTTTCTCGGTCATCAGCGAGCAGTCAAAAGTTCCGAGGTTGGTTTTTTCCTGAATTTTTTTGTAGAGCCTGTCGCGTTTGGCCAGCTCGGCAAAAACGGCTTTCGGCATGGCGTCCATTGATTCTTTCAGTTCTTTGATTTCAGACTTCTTTTCTTCGTCTTCATCTTCGTCCCCGGCACAGGGTTTCGGATCTTCGTCTTCGCCGTCTTTTTTCGGTTCTTCGTCATTGCCGGAGCGTTCGGAATCATTGTAGCTGATTTTTTCGGCAATGCCGGCCGCTTCGCGGATTTGTTCTTCCGAACCGCCTGCCTCGCGGACAATGGCCATAATCTGGCGGATGCCTTCGCGCTTATCGACTTCGTCGTCGTTGGCGGAACCGCTTTCAGAACGGTTGTAACTCATTTCTTCAAGCTTTTTGGCGATGGTTTCGATTTTTTCTTCCTCGCCGCCTGCAAAGTCTTCATTCGGTTTGGCCGCAATTGCCATCACTTCCCGAATGAGCTCTCTTTTATCCACGTCTTCGTCGAATACCCGGCGAATTCCGCGTTTTGCATTTTTTACCATGCTGTTAATCTCCTTCATTGAATCCATTGTGATTTTTCTGTCCATTACCCGGACATCAGAGCCCATGCGCCCTTCTTCCACCAAGGCAATGTGGTTGCCTCGGATATTTCTTTGAACGGCATCGTAATGCCGGCCGTCAAAGGTCCCGGGGGTCAGCTCGTAGTCGCAGAAATACCCCATGGACAATTCTTTCTTTCCGGCTTCGATTTCGTCTTTCAAAGTCTCGGAATAAATCTTCAAATCGCCGTACAGCTTGCCGTCTTTGCCGTAAACATCGCTGCCGGACGTGCCGTGCACGCCTTTTTCCTCTGCCGGCATCATTCCCGGCTCGGTGCCGAGCATGGTGTGGTCATCGACAATCGGCAGAAGCTTAAAACTGTTTATCGTTTCATCAGACAAAAGCTCCTCTGCCGGGCGGTAAACCTGATAAATCTTGTCGGGCTCCAGCTCGGAGCTGATTTGTTTGCCCAGATAAGGGAAAACCCCCACTTTGGAGAGGGGGTTGTCCTTGATGTACCAGAAATCGTTATGATCTACTTGTTTCATTTCTTTTCATCTTCAAATGTCAGAACCGGTCGCATTGTGCAGTGGCAGTTCGGCAAATCGCCGGGAAAGCCGCGGGTGCCGGTGTTCGGGTCGATAACCGGAGGTTCGTCGATGCGGAAAATGCCGTGGTTCAGCCCGGACGGATGCTCGCGCATATGGTAGCTTCTCGGCTGCTGCGACCCGCCGGAATGTATCCACTCAAAATGGGTAAAGCCCAGCGTTTTGGCTCGCCGCAGGCTTAAAGCCTCATAGGTTTTGTGCGTCTGGTCGCGGGCAATATTCTTCGCCCGGCGGTGCGTGACGCCCTCATAATGTTCCAGATGCTTGGCAATGCTCTCAACACCCTGCCCGCCCAGAATGGCGCGGGAAATCACCCCGGTAATTTCCTTAAAATACTGGTTCGGAATGCTTTTAATCAGATTGACGTTTTCAAAAATCGCCGCTTTGGCCGCTTCGTCTTCCTCCGGCGTGAGCTTCTTCCGGGCTTTAAGCTCCGGCGATATCTGCTTGACCGCAGCGTTCAAAGCCACCCAGGAATAGGCAATCAGCTTTGTCAGCAGCTTTTTTGACAGCTCTTTTGACTTTTCGGCAAACTTGTCACCGTATTTCTTTTGCAGATAGTTGAGCTTAATCCGCATCTGCGAGGAAATGCCGGCGTCTTCGGCAAATTTTATCTGGTCATCTTCCTTGGCATACAGCTTTTTCAGCTCGCGGGCGCATTCACGGGTCATCGCCCGGCTCAGTTTCTCCAGCTCTCCCATATACCAGGATTCTATCCCGGCATTGGCATTGAGCTTGCCGCCGCGTATGATTTGTGACTGCGCCATAGAACTTTTTGCTTGCTTTTTATTGCGATTCAGGGTATTATATTGGTATTAAAGTTGATTGAGAAAGAGGCTTGACCTCAATCCGTGTCTGTCAATCAGGTAACCCGCCATTAGTACACTAATCTTGGCGGGCTTTTTATTACTCATAATAAGCAGTAAAAAGGAAAGTAAGTCTATTATTTTTTATCTGAGGTTCAACAATAGCCGTTTTTCCTTTATATCTCAGTGCAAATCTCTTATTATCCTGAATGGTCATTTCACCCTTTTCAACAACATCAGTAAGAGACGAAAGCAACTTTCTTAACGGTTGTTTTGTTTCTTTGCGACGTTTGATAATATGAGCTAAGCCCATACCCTCATTTCCCCAGACAAGGTCGATGTCGCCGATGTCTTTACGGGTAAAAGCTCCTTTGACATGCCCCTGCTTTTCTTTCATCAGCAAATCAACGGCTTCCTGACCTTTTACACCGGTAAACTCTTTACCCAGAAATTCAGAGATTTTATCAGGCTGTTTTTCTTCTTTATTTTCTTTGGCCTTTTTAGGCTTTCCTTCTATACTTTTGGCCTTTTTAGGCTTTCCTTCTATACTTTTAGCCTTTCCACCGCCTTTGCCGAATTTGCCGTCGTCATCGCGCGGGTGGTCTTCCTCGTTCCATTCGTCAAGCGTTTGTTCCGGCTGTTCTCCAAACAGCTGTTCACCCGCTGCGGTTTCGTCATCAAGGAAATTTTCTTCTATAAAATCGCTGTGCGGCATTTCTGCCGGCAGGCCGTTGTAGCCGCTGTTCGGGTCGGCGATAATCCGCGCCCGCGCTTCTTCCGGCGAAATAGCCCCGGCATTAATCAGAACCATGTCGGTGTCGGCATCAATCTTGCGGACTTCTGCCAATTCACGCTCGGTCGGCATATCAACCGGGTTGAATTTGGCTTCCAGCTCGTAGGAATAGCCGAACTCTGACTTTTCGACCAGCAGGTTGTTGCGCTCAATCAGGGGCTTCATCTGATTGTCTTGCAGGTGCTGAAGCTCCTGAATGTAGTCTTTCATCTCATATTCGCCGGTGGCGTTAAAGCCTTTCGGCTGCGTCTTCAGCAGTTTGGTTGCCGGCATACGCGCAATTGAGGCCACCAGCTGATACTGGGTCATAATCAGCGCGTCAAAATCAGTCAGCGAAGTGTCAATCTGCTGCACGTTGTCGCCCGGACGTTTGAAGAACACCCCGTAGTTATCGCGGCAGTAGGAAAGCTTTTGCAGCTTTTTCTCGGCGTCTTCCTCATTCATGAGGTAAGCCTCAATATTGCCGTCGGCAATCAGCATACGCTTGGTCAGCGCCATCAGCGGCGCCTCGTTGGCTACCCGCTCGGAGGCATAGACCCGCTCGTAAATCTGCTGTGTCAGCGGCAGGCCGCCGAAATAATAGGTCGGCTTCAGAACGTCCGGCACCTCGTCGCCGGTGATATAGATGACGTGCGAGCGGTGTATTCTCTTGCCGTTCGGCAGGCGCCACCAGGTCGGCTCGTAAAAGTGCAGGCTTTCCGGCGCGGAGGTGGCTTCCATATCAAGTTCAGGCATAACCCAGTATGGTTCAATCAGCGAAATGCCTTTATAGGAACCGCGGCGCACGCCGTCAATGTTAAACGGTTTGGCGTAGTCAATGCCGTCAACCACCGGAAGCGCCAGCGCACAGCCGAAAATCTTGTTATTGCGGGCAAAGTTGCGGGCAATGTTCGAGATATTATATTTACGTTCCGAGACCTGTTTGATTTTAACCAGCAGGTCTTGATCCTCAAGTTCGATATCCTGATTCAGGCTGATTTCATAGCCCGGACGGATGGCGTCTTCACAGGGAACGCTGCAGGCGTTGTTGATTATCCAGTTCTGAGCCAGCAAGGCGCAGGCCTGATAGCCGATAAATCCCTGCTGGGCAAAATGCGTAAAGATAACATCATCAGCATAATTGCTGACGCCAAAAACGTTTTTCAGGCTGCCGCCCACACAGGCCGCATCCATGGCGTGACCTTTGGCGTTTACCGGTTTCATGTCCTCCGACGTGCGCTGAAATGACCGCGCCAGCAGTTTCTGACGGTCAACCTCGTTCAGGTTCAGCTTGTCGTAGATATCTTCCCAGCGTTTGGACTTGTTTTGATTGGCAACCTCTTTGGCAACGGCTTTTTCAATCCAGTTGTTCACAAATTTAAACATTAAAAGAGGCCTCGCTTGTCCATATCAAATTCAAGTGCATAACGTGCGGTGTCAATGGCGTGGTTGTTCTTGTCCGGGTAATCGTCGCGCAGGGTGCCGTCTTTCTCCCGGATAAATTCATATTCCGTAAATTCCTTAGCCGTGTTCGGGCAGCGCACCGGGTCGATGATTATCTGCTCCAGACGCTGCAAAAACTTAATTCCGTAGGCTACCGAGCCTTTGCCCTTCTCGGCGCCGCGAATGTTAAAGCCGGAACGCCAGAACTCGGCAATAGACTTTGGTTCTTCGCTGTCGGCAATAATCGTCTGGCGCGGGTCGAACATCTGGCGGATTAAGGTCATGGCATCGTCATTCAGCAGGCCGGGTTTGTAAATCTCGCCGAAAATGTAAAGACGCCGATATTTGCGGTCGTAGTTCATTTTCAGAAAAACAAACGGGTCAGTCGCATAGCCCCAGTCTATTCCCTGCCGGATGGCGTCAAAGCGTTTTATCTCATCGTCGCCGATCGGCCGCAGCACAACATTGGTAAAAACGTTGGCTCCGTTGCCGACGCTCTCGCCCAGATATTCATGGCGGTAAGACGCTTCATCGGATGCTTTCAGATATTCGGCATCAAGCAGAAACTGTTCCCCCAGCCACTCGCGCGGAACCGTCAAGTAAGTGGAATGGTGAACGTATTTGTCCGGACGGGGAATCGCGCATTCCTTATTAACCCAGTTGGACGTATTCCGCGGCGGGTTATAGGAGTAAAACACCACATAACGGCTGCCACCGCGCAAAAACGACTGTGTCGTCTTGCGGATTTCCTCCGGGCCGGAGAATTCCTCCAGCTCCTCAAACCAGACGAATTTGAAATAGCCCTTTCGCGGCTTGACGGACTTTGTCTTGTTGGCATCGTCCAAACCCTTAAAATAAATCGTTTGCCCGGTCGGCTTGTAGATAATCCGCAGCGGCGTCAGCATAACCCGGAAGAAATCACCCAGCCCCAGAGCGTCAATCGCCCACAGAACTTGCGCATAAACGCTGTCTTTCAACGTGTCGCCGACTTTGCGGAAGCAAACCGCATTCGCCTGCGGGTCTTTGATAATCCCCTGGACGATTTCCAAACTGATAAACGACGATTTGGTCGAACCGCGCCCGCCTTTAAGCCAGTAATGCGTATAAGCGTCTTCTTTAATCAGGCGGTGCAGCTCAAAAAAAGACGGGGCGACCAGCGCGGACAATTTTATCTTGCTGTCTTCCATCTTTAAGCCTTTTGTCTATAATTTTCAGTATATACCCAGCAATTTTTGACTGTATGGACTAATATAAACAAAATTAAATATCATCAACGATGGTCGGCGCCTGCGTAATCTTGGCTGAAATGTTGTCAGTCACCAACCCCAGAAGCTTGGCTTTTCCCATTGATGCCGAAACCATTGCCGCCGAGGTCTTTGTCTCTTTGGCTATTTCTCTGGCTTCCTCCAGTTCGGAAATAATATCATCAACGGTAAGGTCATAGCGTTTTAAGGCCCGTTGCTTTAATTGCTCAACCCTTGCAGTAATCTTGGGGTCTTTCATGAGGTCGGTTGCTACACGATTGATTGTCTCGGCTTTCATATTCTCAGCATCGTAAGCTTCACGATATGCGTCAGAGTAAGTCAGGCCTTTAGCCACACCCTGACAGAACTTTTCCTGCTTTGCCGTTAATGTCATTGATTATCCTAACGTTGCCCGCCAGAGAAGGCCTTTGTTGTTCTGAACCAGCTGATCAATGTCGCCGATAAGGTTTTCTTCGCCGTAAGACATTTTATAGCTTTCGCGAAGCGTGTTGATTTGAGCGTGAAAATCGGAGAAAAATTTATAAAGCAAAATATTGTTATCGTGGGTATTCTCGGTAATGTCGGGAATAAGCGGGATTGTGTCTTTAAGAATTTGTTTTGATTCCGGCGTGTTAACCTCATTGCCCAGATAAAAAACTTCTTTCAGTTCATCAATGTAATCATCCCACTTGTCAGACAGACGGTCGGCCAAAAGGTGATTGCCGTAAAAACTGTTATACTTGGCATGATAATGCGCATCTTTAGACAGGTTATAGGCAGCCAAAGCATAACAGATAATTTGATAAACCGGGGATAAATCCATGCGAACCACATAAAAAAAGCCTCCCGTAGGGAAAACCGGGAGGCGCGGACTGGGAGTGAACCTTGACCATACGGTCAAAATCCAACATCATATAAATTTAATAACACATTTTTTCAAAAAGTGTTAAAATTAAAATGTTTAAACATTCAAGTTTTTTGTTTAAACAAATAAGTTATTGATTTTATTTCTTTTTTCCCCATAAGAGAGAAGAAAACCAAAACAATAAAATCGAAAAGACAACAGAGAGAGCCTTGTTGGGATTTTCACCGCTGAAAGCAAATCCCAGAAGAGCAAAAGCCAACACACCGCAACATAAGCCTAACGTTCTGCGAATAAATAATATCAACAAACGGATTATTTTTCCGCCTGTCGATAACTCTTCTAATTGTACCCCTTTGTTATTCTTATGTTTCAGATCATAAATAACTTTCAAATAAAAATCCTGCGGCAAAAGCAAAATGGATGATGAACCGTCTTTGAAGTTTACCTCCATAACCACACCGTTCGATTTGGCCGTATATCCTCCGACTAACGCACCTAAACCGCCAAACAAAAGGCCGCCGAGCAAACCTCTGCCGACAACGCTTCCGGTACTCTTATTGTTATCTTCCTTAATAACTTCATAACTTTCTATCGTGTCAGGCGTGAGCGGAAGTCTCTGCATAAATCCGGTATGGATTTTAATATTTTCGCCATACCATTGGATAATGGAATTTTTATATCTTCCTTCCAGAACTTTTCCTGTTGCAAAAGATGAGGGAATTAAAAACATTTTTCCTCCTTATCGTACTTCTGCAAGCGCTTTTTTATAACTTTCCAAAAGAAGCGCATCAATTTCTTTATAGTCATGTGAAGAACATCTGACTTCCTGATTTTCCAGCATCGGGAAATAGAAACTCTTGGTACCGTCCCCATTCTCAACAAAATTAAAAATTTTCCCGCTTCTTTCTTTTTTATAAAAGACGGTAAATGTGGTTTTAAAATCTCTCCACTCGATTTTATCAATACCTTGATACAGCTCATCACTGTCAACCAGAAATGCCAAACGCTGCTTAGCATAAGTAAACGCATACATTTCTTCATCGGTCGTAACAATGTCTGATTGAGGTGCAGGCACCATCTGAACCGTTTCCGGGGCTTCTTCCTTTTTCTCTTCAATTTTGACCAAACGCTTATCAGCCAAACCTACCCGGTCCAAAATACGCTTATCTATAAACCCCTGAAATGCCGTTTTAACAATATCAGTATTTTCTTCCATAACCTTGCGGGTTATTTTCTGGTTGATTCCTTCGGCATTGCTTAAAAGATAACGGATAAAATCTTCACTCGGATTTTGCAGATTGTTTTCCAAAAAATTGATAATAGAAGAAAAAATAACTTTCTTCTTAGCTTCAGCCCCGACATTATCCGGGTCAAATTCACTTTTGCTGAAGCTGGAAATTGCTTTAACCTGCTCATCATCAATACGGCCCTGAGCAAATTCTTCAAAATTAAACGAAATAAAAGGCTCGTCATCCATCATATTGGGAGAATCACAATCGGCAAAGAATTCATAATTAAGCCCATCCGTTAAAATACCGAGCTTAACACTCTTGCAGGCGTTAAAATAACTCTTCAGCTGTCCGCGGTCTGCCTTGTCAACCTGAAGCTTGCACTCAATGGCAATAACGGCCTCGCCTTCTTTGAGGATTGCATAATCAACCCGATTTTTATACTTGTCGGAAAAATCAGCCGAATGTTCCGGACGAACTTCATCAACATCAAAAATATCATAACCGAGAAGTTGAATAAACGGCAAAATAAGCCCTTGCTTACAAGCTTCTTCCCCCTGACAACTCTGTCTCCGCTTTATGCACATTTCAGCATGACGAACCAAACGGTCTCTAAATTGCTTTTGTTCATCGTTTAACATTTGAATTCCTCTCAGTCTAATTCATTATAATTCTTTGAAGCTCTTCCCGAACCGCTTTGCGACAGGCACCCTCTATCACCTTAGACAGATTATGCATAATCGGATCCAATTGAAGCAGGCCGGTGTGTATTCCCTTATACACCGGTTCAGGAACGGAAATAACTTCCCCGTTGATTTTAAAAGACAACGGCGCACTGTTTTTGCGCAGAGCAAGAACAATGGCTTCCTTTATTTCATCGATGTTGGTGGTTTCTTTGTTGGCAACCGCATAAGAACCAGTCTTGCGGATAGAAGGCAAAACTTCTTCACACACCCAATTTTCAAACTTGCGCGCCTGTGGCTTATCGCTTCTTAAAATTGTTTTATAAAGATTAGGTTCATTAATGAAGTACGTCTTCTGAATTCCCCCTTTTGAAGGAGTGGGAACTAAAGTCATACCCCTTTCATTAAGCCTTAATCTTAATTTCTGCCGGTCTTTAATTTCCAAAACGTTGCAGACATCATTAAGGCAAAACCAAGTATCCGAATTTTCAATGTGAATTCTTACAGGTTGGCTTTCAAAGTTAAAAACGGTCAAATCGTTCATAGTACATCTCTTTGTGTTAAAAGTTCGGAGACCGCTTCAACCTTGTTTCTAATAAGGTGTCCGGCGGTAGAAACCCCGCCACAAAGAAACGAGTCTAAGATGTTTTAGCCTTCGCCTGGACATATCATCTTAGCCGCCGGACATATAATCCATTCTGTTAAGATTGGTATGTCCTTTGTGAATTTGGAGGTTTCTAATCTCCATCAGGCGCCCTCGCCTGACAAACCAATCTTAAACACAATAATAAAAGCTTGTCAATGGTTAATAAATATAATTATTTATTTTGTCCACCTTTATTTGCGCCCTTCCAGTTCGGCCAACCATTCTTTCAGCAGATTAATGCGGGTAAAACCGCCCACTTTACCTTGCGGATAAGCTCCGATAAGCTCGGGCCGGTAATGATAAGATGACGCGCCGCCCTGAACGCCCAGATAGTTGACCAGCCTTTCCATTCCCCGGTCATAGATGTACCAAACCTTGGTCCGGCTGATAGCAAGCTTTTTCTCAATCACCTTGCTGGGGCAGCCGCAGGCTTTCAACCAGATAACCGCCCATTGCTCCCGTTTTTTATCGTCCCCGGCAAACGGTTTGACCCACTCGGTGCAAACCTTATACCACAGGTCAATATCTGCCTGTGAGGGGCAAAAATCTGGTTCCCCTTCACGGGTCATCAGCCGCAGGGCTTTTTTCTCCGCCTCGGTCAGAACAATATCCGGCCAGAGCGCTTTGGCATCCTGGGCTTTTACCCGAGGCAAAGACTTGTCAACCTTTGCGGCTAAGATAAGCATATTTTCGACATCTTCAACGCTCTGCATCAGATTACATCTCCCAAATCAAAATTATCGTTGCTGTCATCCTGTGCCGAGAAGTGAGCGCCCAGACGGTTAATCGCCCGGGAAACGCTGAACGGCCGAGACGCGCTTTCAGCATCAAACTGGTAGTCTTTGCCCCAATCGCGGCGGCAGACGGCTGTCAGCAGATTGTCAAAATCGTTAAACAGCCCCTTTTTTATCGCTATTTCACAGCGCTGGGCAAAAGTCAGGCGCCGCCATTGTTCGACCGGAATCTCCCGCAACAGCAAGTCTTCGGCAATGTAACGCACCGTTGCCTGATAAACTGGAAGCAGATGACGACAGCGGTTGAGCTTGATATCCCGGCGCATATAGGCCTCGGCATAACCGCCGGCCGCATTTTTCTCGGCAGCGGGAATTTCCGGCTCCGTCCATTCATGACCGGAAAGATTGACATCCGGCCACTGCTGCCGCGCCAGTTTGAGATACTTGTCGCGGGCTTCCCTGCCCCATTTGTCGCCCAGCTCATCAGCACATTTGAGAATTCTGGCCCGCATACCGGCAACGGAATTGTCTGTGGTGTCCACTTTCTTGGCTGTCAAAATTGCCGTTATCTGGGCAACATTCGGCCGGCTTTTGGAGTTTTTGAACTGCCAGAAATCATCAATCGCCGCCAGCACATCAACAAGGTCATAAGCCCGAAAAGCTTCGGCCCAGGCGGATACCATATCGGGATTTTTGTCTGACAGCTCAGCAGCATAATTTTCGTTGTAATCTTTGGCATAGAGCTTTTCCATGTGCTGCAAAATTTCAAGCGCTTTTTCCATCAAACCACACTCCTCTTCAACCAGCTTTCCAAATCTTCCTGTTCTTCATCAAACTCCCGGTTTTGCACCTTTCTCCGTTCATTTTGGCGGATGAAGTACTGCGAAGTGGTCAGAAACCAGTTCTTCCTGACATCCGGAGGCTGACTTTGCAGCCAAAGGTCGCGCTGCAGCAGTTCGGCCCGAAGGTTCAAATCAGGGTAAGCTTCCTCCCAAGCCGCAAAATCCTCCGACGTCAAGCGGATGATTTTTCCCTCAAAAGCGTATTTTTTTCCATCGGGATTTTTTGGCGCGGCAGCGCTAACTATACCGACCGAAGAAGATTTATCTTCTGAGGGAGGTATAGTACTATCTGTTATCTGCTTTCTGTTATCTGATAGAGGTTCGATAACCGTTTGCAAACTCTTATCTAACGGTTCATCTTTTGAAACGTCATCGGTTGGCAAACCGTTATCTAACCGTTTATTTCTACCTCCTTGATTTTGAACAATTAAATTGTGTTTTATGCACTCAAAAAGAATAAAACTTGAACCTTTAAGCTCTGGAATTTCGCCCCGAAAAGCATAGTCCAAGATAGCAAGTGCAAATTTTTCGCGCTCTTTTTTGGACCGAATTTGATTCAAAAGTTGATACTGATTGCGCCAAATTCTCAACGCTTCGCTCATTATTTTCCCTCCCGTAAACGCCAGGCATTGAAACTCTTTAAACGCTTTTGCGCATCGGCGCGGGCACCTTTGTTGAAAGCCGCAAGGCGCAGCAATTCCAGCTCATAGCTGTAAACCATTTCCATTCGCGTGTCATATTTCTGCGGGGACGGCGAACCCTGAACCCAGTCAAGCAGTTTGCGTGCAGTTTTAAACATGATGATTTCCCTCCCATATCCTTTGTGTGTTAATGTCCATTTTGGCATCTCTGGCTTCCATAATCTTATAAGCCTCGGGAAGCCCGCGCAGATAGCAGTTGACCACCTGCCCGATTTTACGCTGAAAACGCATATCCAATGCTGCAGCGGCAATTGACACATCTGCCATTTCTTCAATCCAGCGCTGATAGTTTTTTCCCTCCTCGGCATAAGCTTCGTGAATTTCTTCATTCAGCTTGCACATCTGGGCGACATAATCGCAATCGGGGAATGTGCGCTTATGCCATTCGGCAATCTGATAATCGCTCCATTTATAACGTTTCATGCCCGCACCCTTTCAGCCCATTGGGCTTGTTTGGCTTTGACGAACTCCGCCAGCGTCAAACCGTTTTCGAGCAGGAAATCCTTAAAATTCCTGTTTTTTTGGTTAATCAGATATTGCTCGCGGAACGGATTGATAATCTCATAACTCAAACTGCCGTCATGTACGGCCCGGTGTTCTTCCAACGTCAGCGGAATAATGTTCTTAATGTCCCAACGGGTCAGCAGATATTCCCGGCTGATGTGATGATGTCCGCATTCCGCCGGCCGGCCGGAGATATAGCTCCGCTGGCGGCAAGCCCATTGCTGCACCATCCGATCCAATATAAATGTCTGAGAATTCAATTTCATAACGCTATTCCGATAAATAAAAATCGTTTGGCTGAACTTTTCCATTTGACCAATTGGTTATTTCTTTCATATTTTGCGGCCGAGGAATTCGAATATTATACTCCCAGCTTGCATACACATCCTTAGAAACACTCAGCTGGTTGGCGGCTTCTAATTGACTAATACCTAAACTTTTGCGAAATTCTTTTAATTTCATTGCACTAAAATCCTACTTCATATACTTTTAGTACAAATAATACGAAGATACACTTCCAATGTCAATAGATAAATATACAAAAAATACGTTGTTAATATCTTTCAAATATGGTACATATAGTACAAACATTTTACCAACGGGGAAAATATGGAAAAAATAAATAATTCAAATACACCAGAGGGGAAAGCCCAAGCCAAAAGATTAGTTGACTGCCGGCTGAAGTTAGGGTGCACTAGCGCTAAAGATTTTTATGAAAAATACAGCAACGGCCTTTTTTCATACCAACAATATCAAAAATATGAAAGCGGCGAACGTTTACTGGGCTCTAAAGCAGCAATGCTTTACTCTTCAATCTTCAATGTTGACTGGGAATGGCTCAAAAACGGGGATGAAACAAAAACCGTACCGGTAACAACCATTTACAAAGTGGGCTATGTTCAGGCCGGAAAATTCAACGAAGCCTGCCAGCTGCCGGAAAGCGAATGGGAAACAATCCCCTACCCGGTTAACGACAACTATAAAAGCTGCCGTATATTTGCCTTAGGCGTTCGCGGGGATTCGATGAATCTTATCTTTCCGCCGGAAAAGACGACTCTTATCTGCTGCCCGATTGAAGACTGGGTAGATGTTAACCCCGATGAAAAATTGGAGGGAAAATATATTATCGCCTACCGCCGAACGCCGGACGGCCTGTGCGAAGCCACGGTGAAGAAATACACCAGAATTGACGATGATACGATTATATTAGTGGCCGAATCAAGCAATCCGGAAATTAAGCCGATTGTGCTTCACCCGGACAAAAATGATTACGAAATCTCCGCCGTCGTCATCGGCGACATGAGGATGTATTAAAAATGACTATTGAATAAATGATTTTAATTGACTATAATTAACTTATAGGTTAAGTGATGCCACTGAAAAACGTTACAAAACAGAATTGGGAAATATTATACTACCAACACAGTGAAAGTCGGTGTGATATTGAAGATTATCTGGAAGAAATTCATCCTACGGATTATGATATGTTGATGGCAAAAATAGGACAACTAGCACAAAACGGAAGCCGAGGCGTCCCTTCGACAATATTTCATGAAGCCGGAGAAGACTATATAATACGCAAAGGACAGCCTAATGAAATCAAATGTAAAATGTATGGATTACACCACGGAAGGCATCGTTTATATGCTATTGTAATAGCAAGCCGGAAAGAAATTATATTCACTCATGGTACATTAAAACGAACACAAGCGACTGATAAAAAAGACAAAGAAAGATTTAAAACTATCGCTAAACGATTAAAAAGTGAAGGGGAACTATAATGGGAAAAAGAAGTTTTGAGGAAGCAAGGAAAAGCCCTTTTTATAAGGCTCAATGTAAAGTCCTTAACTTCATGGCTCAACTCGAGGAAATTATAGAAAGCAGAAACATTAGTAAAAAAGAACTTGCAGAAAAAATGGGAGTTTCTCCTGCATATATATCCAAGTTATTTAATTGTAGTGTTAATATTTCAATTATCACCATGGAAAAATTGGCTCACGCCCTAAAAATGGAAATCAATCAACCTCACCTGTTTGATGCAAATATCATGCTTACAGAAAAACAGACAACAAAAACGGAATGCTCTGTAGAGTTCACATATAATAATGATAATTTTGATTTATCAAATTTTGAAAAGACTGCTTCTCTTGAAAATTCCGAAACCAACTTTATACAACAGATAAAAATCAGTTAGAGGATTATCATGAGCGATTACCTATCACTAAAAAAATATTTTATACAAGAGTTAAATATTAAAGCGCCAATACCAAACCACATTGGAGGAACTTTAACCGGCGAACTCTCTACTGACTTGTCATTCGGAAAGCAAAAAGAAACTGACAATATATTTATGGTAACATTAAAATTTTCAGCCACACACAAAGAAGTTCCGGATTACACCATAAATGCAACAATAACAGGGATTTTTCAAATTGGCCCTAAATGTACAAATGAAGAAATGCGCGATCAACTTTTAAGCAATGGAGCAGCTTCAACTTTATATGGAATCTTACGAGAGATTATCCGTTCTGCAACTGCTCAAACACTTTATCCTCCAATGATAATTCCAATTATCCATTTTGAAGGAGCAAAAATTTCTTTTGCAGACGAATAAATTTTCTATTCACCGCCTTCGGGCGGTTTTTTATTGATTATAGCTTGGAGTGGAAATTCCTTACTTATTAACTTAAATTTCTTAGTCATTTTTTATTCGACAATCCATAAAGTTATTCCATACTTATCACAAATTTCACGAGCACGGTTGATATAACGCCAGTCTTTATCGCTCTCCACAATCAGCGCAATCATCGGTTTTCTGCATGTTTTTAAGGCATAGTAAAGCGACTGACCGACAGCTTCAGCCCATTTGGCGGCAAAATCAAATTCAATTGCATAGTCTTCGGTCAAACAGTCTACCCGTGTTTTATCGGCCAAACGGTATTCTAAAGCACCCTGGCAATATTTAACCTGGTAATACTTCTCCGCATGTTTATGCTTGGCTTGCACCGGGCAGACCAGACACAGACATACAAACAAAGCAACTAAAAACCGCATTGAATTTTACTCCTCTATTTATAGTAAACTATATTTTATTAAAAATAGCAACAAATAAAAAAAATCTTTCTTTGTTTTTCAATAAATTAATAAGAAAACGCACAACAAATGTATTTTTTGTACGTTTTCTTGTTGACATTTAAAAATACTTTAAGTACATTTAATACATAAAATATGTATGGAGAAAGATATGCAAACAGGAACATTTATTTACTGGGACGCGCCAAACAGCGCAGAGTTTAATCCGGAAAAGAAGCTTAAAGGGATTACCGTTGTTGAAGATGATAACCACGCTTTTTTAGTTCTTGCGAAAGACGTTAAAAATGTTGATTGGTGGGACGGAAAACGCAAAAGTGAAGAACAGTTTGCACAAATGCCTAATCTGCGGCAGCTTGAAGCAATTTACAAGAATAAAGAAGTTTTGAACAAAGCCTTTATTGAGGCAGGAGGTGAAGCTTTGGATGATGGAGCTTATTACTGGTCCTCTACCGAGAGTTCAGGTTACAATGCGTGGGGTTTGTGGATGGATGACGGTCTCAGGAACTACGGCTATAAGAACGGCGGCAGCTACGTTCGTCCGGTTCTAGCTTTTTAACGATTCAACTATTTTAGAGACAATCATGACAAACCAACTGATACAGCAGCTTGAAACTCTTCCGGCTTTTCTCGCCCTTTCAAAAGGCCTTAAAGAAAATTTTAACGCAGACAATTTCTATGTCCGTCATTTCATGCCTGAAGCTGTTAGCCGGGAAAAAATAGATGGCGTTAACCTGATTTATTCGCGCTCTGATGAAGCGCGGGAAAAAATAGCCAAAGAAAAATTACTCGATGACAACGACGAGTATTTTGATGAATTTATCCACGAAACGAACCTGCGTAACGATGTAACAGAGTTCATGCGGACCATTGTCAAGGAGATGTACCATGATAGACGAATTTGAAGCAACTTCAAGATATTACCAATACAAACGCGAACAGAAGACTCAAAAAATACAATCAGTAATCTGTTCATCCGTTATGGGATGTTTACTGGGCGCGTGGATTACACTTATCATTATGATTAATATTTGAGGGAAAAGAAATGAAAAAAACAGGATCATACATTTACACCGACGGGACACGATCGGTAGAACTCGATCAGTCTAAAACGATTGCCGGCATATTGTGCAATGTTACCGACACGCACGAAATCGCTATTATGCCGGTTGAGAGCGAGGAATGGATTAATTTTGACGAAGCACAACAGTTTTGCCAAGCCGAGGGCGGCCGCTGCCCGACTATTGATGAACTAACCGGCATTTTTTTGAATAAAGACAAAATCAATGCTGCGTTGAAAGCAGCCAACCTGCCGGAGTTAAAAGAAAGCTGTTACTGGTCCTCTACTGAGTACGACACCTACCGTGCGTGGTTATTGCGTATGAGTGACGGTTTCAGGAACACCAACGTTAAGGACTACAATAGCAAATACGTTCGTCCGGTTCTAGCTTTGTAACTTTATCGATTCAACTATTGGAGACTGTTATCATGACCATCTATGCTGAATTAAGCCGGATTCAAAAAGGGCTAAAGGCCCCAAAGAATCAGAGAAATGCTTTCGGAGGTTACAATTACCGTTCCTGCGAAGACATTTTAGAAGCCGTCAAGCCACTGCTTGATGATTGTTCGCTGACCGTTTCTGATGAAATTGTTGCAATCGGAGACCGTTTTTATGTCAAAGCAACCGCACGCCTGTCTTTATCTGCCGAAGATTATGTGCAGAACATTGCTTTTGCCCGTGAACCTCTGGCTAAAAAAGGAATGGATGAGGCACAGGTAACCGGAGCAACGTCATCTTATGCCCGTAAATATGCACTTAACGGCCTTTTAGCTATTGACGACACTAAAGATGCCGATGCAACCAACGACCACAGCAAAAGCAACGATAACAATGATTTTGCGAAAGAAGCCGCCGCTGAAAAAGCAACCAGAACTAAAGCAATCAACAGGGCCAAAGCCGACGGAACAACATATCTGCAGCCACAGCAAAAGCCGCTGTCCGAAAGATTTGAAAAAGCTCGGGCATGGCTGGCAACCCAAACGCCGGAAAGCTTTAAAAATGCAACAAAGTCAGTGATTGACAGTCTTAACCAACTGGTAACTGATCTGTCTGCGGCCGGAAGCATAAGCTGGGCCGAAGAAATTAAAAGCCGCTTTATGCAGCTTTCCGACATAGATGACAACATAAACTATTGAAAGTATAGAGCGGAAGACTTTTGGCAAGATTTCAATATCGTTAAAGATTACAGGATTTAAAATGTATATCAGTCAGATTTCACAACTAAAACAAAGTTTCAGCGTCCTATTTACCCAAGCTGAACTTATGCTTAATGCCGGTAAGCGCATTACGGTTGAAATTGCCGAAAAGAAACAAAAACGCAGCAATGAGCAAAACTCATATTACTGGCTGTTTAACGGACAACTGGCAGATTTTTTGAATCAATCCGGGTTATGTTATGGGGAGCATCAAATCCCTTATACCGGCCAATTGATTCACGAAATTAACAAGAAACTATTTGGCATTAAAACAACAACAAAAATGTCAACCGGAGAATTCTGCCAATACATGAACAAACTTCTGCTGTTTTGGCAGGAAAAAACCCAAGGCGAATTTATGATGTCAGAACTTCCGGCAAACTATTTGGAACGAAAAGGATACTTTATAAGATGAAAAATGCAATTGTACTCGAAAGCCACAACGAAATTTTAAGCGCCCATATGCGTGGAGAATACCCGGAACTCGCTCTGGTTGTTCCGGATAAAGAAGCGGAAATATCTGTTATTTCGGACGGTTCCACCAAATATGAAATCGGCAAATACTATCCAAACAAAGGTATCTATGCCGGAGACTTGAAAAAAAAGGACGGCTTTTACGGTATCTTTGCAGCCCTGCAAGATGCCGGCGAAAAAGACGATGATGGAGATTCTCAAGAATATACTTGGGAAGAGGCCATGAAAACAAAATTCTCGCAAGACAATATCCATGTACCGGATATCAGAGAACTTTCATTGCTCCACCTTAATATTGATGATGTTAATGCCGGATTGTCCGCAGCCGGAGGCGAAAAGTTAGAGGGCTATTACTGGTCCTCTACCGAGTATAATAGTAGCAATGCGTGGTTATTGAAAGTGAGTAACGGTTTCAGGAACTACACCAGTAAGTACAGCAGCATTCAGTACGTTCGTCCGGTTCTAGCTTTAAAACTTTAACGATTCACCCCTTAGGACGGTAATTATAGCTAACTCCTGAATACCGTCCGCCTCCGGGAGGCATTTTAACCCGAATTGGTTTATATGTCCGCCTCCCGCCTTTAACCTTGGAGAAAAAAGCAATGAAAATTCTAAATTTGTACGCTGGAATAGGAGGAAATCGTAAACTATGGGGTAGTGAACACGATATTACTGCTGTCGAGCTGTCTCCAGAAATTGCTAATTTATATCATAGTTGCTTCCCGCAAGATAATGTTGTTGTCGGAGACGCTCTAGATTTTCTAGAGAAGCACTATTATGAGTTTGATTTTATATGGGCGTCTCCACCCTGCCAAAGCCACGGACAATATAGGCATAACGTGGGCGTCCTTGGTAAAGGATATGCGCCAATTATACCAGACATGCGCCTTTATTCTATTATTATTTTCCTAAAAACATATTTTAAAGGAAATTGGTGCGTTGAAAACGTTAAACCATATTATAAGCCTCTCATTGAGCCTACAGTAGTTATGCAGCGCCATCTGTTTTGGTCAAATAAAGATATTGAACCGCGAGCCTTTGAAAAAGACGCTATTCGTAGCAAAAACAAAATATCGGACTTTGACAATTTTGAAATTGTAGAAAAGAGCTGTATTAAGAATAAGCGACAAGTATTGAGAAACTGCGTACTTCCAGAGCTAGGGCTGTATCTGTTTGAGCAGGTAAATAAGGAGCCGAGCAATGACAATTGACGAATTTATGAGAGATATAGCGCCTAAAATGCGCCCAGGCTATGTGGCTATGGATGAGGATAAAGCTTGGTGTTGGTTTTATGATAAACCTATACTTGACAAAAAACATGAAATTTGGAGAGGTTCGCAGCTTTGGGGTTGGCTAAGTTGTTATGAGATTGCCCCCGTTGACGACTGGACACAATCTTTAAGAAAGGTAAGCAAATAATGGCATATTTAGAAAAACTGCTACCCGAGTTCAGAAAAGGGGCTAAGATTAGAAGAAAGATATGGTCAGATAAAGTGTTTATGTCATCTGAAAATATCGGAGAAAGTTGCTTATGTGCTCGTGATATTGATGCTAATGATTGGGAACTTTGGCAAGAACCAAAAGAAGATATAGATTGGGACTACATCATCAAGAACAAATGCCTTTGCTGGTTTTGGGACGGAGACGGCAGCAAAACGATTAACAAACTGCAGTGCGTTGGTGAAGGTGAATTTTATGATGATTGCTGCCGAACGTGGGAAAATTGCCACCCTGTCCGCAAAGATGAAGTAACTTTTTATGAGGACAAGAGAGATGGGAATAATTAA